TGATGGGGAAGTCCTTATCCTCTGGGATGAGTGGACGGATGTATTCGAAAGTGAGTCGGCAAATGGGTTGGCCTATATGTTCGAGAGCTATGAAACAGATGACCCTAAATACTGTGAGCCGATAGAAGATGAATCCTAGTTCTGTAGGAAAGGTGAATTAAATGAAGTTTAAGCGAATCTGCCCCAAGATAGCGGAGGAGTGCGTGGGAGAAGACTGCGCCGCCTTTAACACCTACATTCGTGAAACATATTTCTATGACTTCGAGGATGAAAAAATCATAAACTATGTGGGTTTAAATTATGAAAAGAAAAAGACGGATTGTTACTACAAGATAGTTGAGAGACACTACAACCTAAAGAAGATTACAAAGAACTTCAAGTGCTCGGAGTATCCCCTTCTAAAAAAAAGCGATGTCACGAACGAAGAAATCGACTTGAATGAGGTCTTTCAAGGATGTTCCACTCGCGATCGGGATAGATATGTTACCTCCATCCGTAGTAAATATGATGCACGAGGAACATATAGTCCCGACTATCAACTCCCCTATAGAAGCTTCACTTGTAAGGCGGAGGACGGAGAATTCAGGAGCGAGGTTATAAATGAAAAATCTTAGTTTGCAGGGAAGGATGATTAAATGAAGCTTAATCAGATGCCGAACTGTCATTGTGGGGCGCCGATGGTTCCGCTAGAGATTAAACAGAGGATGAAGGAGACGGATGATGGGATGGAACAATCAATTGAGTGGATGTGGAAGTGCACCAAGTGTGGAAACGAAGTTGAAAAGACTCAGGCTAGGAAAGCCAAGGATGATAGTTTGTCAGAAAAGGTGAATAAAAACGGGTAAGTATAGCAACTGGTGGTATCTTCTAAACGCGGGGTTTGCCACATTAGGAACCTTTCTTGTTTGGAACACCTATAAACAAACGGGTGCCGAAGGGGGGGCATTCATGGCATTATGGGTAATTCTTTTCACTCTATATTGGATACGGAGCCAGCAAAATGACTGATTCTCGGGGTTCATACCCAAGGGTGACACGGGCGACGGTGGAGCTAGAGTTTGACAAGCCAATAGGAGCAGAGGGAGTATCCTTGTTCTTCATGGCTTATGACTCTGAGTTCCAAGAAATGACGGGGGCAAGCATAGTGTGTGCAAAGGTGAAACCAGACTATAATGGTTCACCCACAACAGTGAGGGAAGAAGAATGACAGGGGACGCCGTTCAAATTGCTGATGTTTTGAGGGACTTAGTGAAGGACATAGAGAACGCCTCATCAAACGAGGAGTGGAGTTTTGAGTTTGAACAAGACGCACAACCCGTTTTTCCCTTTGTTGGGCGTGAAGCTGTTGGCATTCAAGTAAATAACAGAACTTATAAAATAAGCGTACATTATCGAAGACCCGTTGTTAAATATAATAGTTCAACACCAACTACAAAGGAGGTGGAAGAATGAGTTGGATTGAGGAATTAGATGAGGAACTGTTCAAGGAGTTCATGTTAGAGCAGTATGAAGCGTGGCTTGAGAGATTGGTTCGAATGTATGTTACCGCTCGGGTGCGAAGTGACGCCTCAAAAAAGCGACGGAAGAAGATTCTACAGGAGTTTGAAAAGGTGCGCGAAATGCAATGATAGTTCTGCTAGAAGGATGAAAACAGATGAGTGACGAGGATATGCGTGAACGACTCCTTAAACTGATGGAGAACTTCAGAACGATTCAGAAAAACTTCGTGAAGGTGGGAAACCAGCTCCTAAAGATTGATAGGGAGATGTCTGACTTTCTCTATGACTTGGAGTTAGATGATTTAAGGTGATTAAATGAGTGCCAAAACAATTCCAATAAGAGGAATTTTATGTGGAAAAACGCAGATTTTCTGTACTTTCTGTGGCACGCTAATGCGACGAACCTCTCAACTAGATGAAAGACCTAGATTTGAATGTCTAGAATGTGAAACCATCCATAATTGGACAGAATTTTTGGTTAGTTATGGCGATAAAATTCATGTGGGAACGACCTTTGTGGTTTCTACTAAAGGATGATAAAATGAAACTATACCATTGGACTAGGAAAGAAAACCTTGAGAGTATACTTAGAGAGGGTCTTCGACCTAGCGGACTTGGTATAGTTTATCTTACCCCTAGACCTGAATGCTGGAAAACACGGAAACAAGGACAAGAACAAGGCGAAGTCTGCTTGGAGGTTGAGACGGGAGACTTGAGGCTTTCAGCGTTTGAGGATTGTAAGGAATGGGAGGTTCTGTGTTGGGGGCACATTCTCCCAGAAAATATCATGGTTAGTAAAAGGTGAGTCGGATGGAACCACATGAGAAATACGCCCAAATCATTGAGCGAGCATTGAAACAAATAGAGTATGATATTCACTGTCTCGATGATGAATCCATACTTATGCTGAGTAAGATGATCCATGCCTATCGGGAGAAACACTTCAAATAATCAGGGTTTAACCAGAAGGGTGATTTGATGTCTGATGTTAAATGTAATTCTTGCGCTTGGAAGGTAAAGATGAAGGAGTATTGGAAGACGAATTGGTTCTACGGTCTTGAGAAAATTTATGAGCAAGAGTGCGAGCACTGTACTTCAAGCCCATTTCCAACGCCAGATAACAGAGATAACTACAGAGAAAAATCATAGTTCTAGGTAAAGAATTAGAGGGGGTGATTGAATGAGTAGGTTTTGGGATGGAGTTACTTCAACCCTTCTGGGGATAGTGTCTCTCGTGGGGGTGGGTCTGTTAATTGACGGAGGACTTCACCCTAAGCACCATTCCTTCTCAGAGGGTGCTCTGATTATGTTGTGGACGACGTTAACCATTATTTCCACTGTCTTAGTGGCGTGGAATAAGGAATGATTGTTTATTCAACATCATCGGGTATCCTTATGGGGCGCCGTCTATGAATCCGCTTGTGCCCACGATACCCCGCGTGAAACCTCAACCAATCTGGTTCACGTCAGGTATGTGGGGTTACAGAGATGCTGTGAAGCTGGCTTATGGATACATTATTGACGCAGGCGATCACTCCGTTTCACTAGGGGTGGAGTACGATCAGGGAAATATACAAATAGGATACCGCGATAAATGCCCTCTGCCTACCCACTTATATGTGAAGGGCACAATCAAATTGGCGAGGGCGTGTTTTGTTGGTGGTTGCTGGGGAAGACTGGCCTTCATCAGTCGTGTAAAGAGAAGCGACGGTGTGATGGGTCATCTAGAGTTTGATGTGTGGCGTTCCTCATTAAGCCCCACTCATACACGAGAGCATAAACACCAACTTGAAGTCGGAGTTTCACAGGAGTTTGTGTTTGACCTTGTAGAGGAGCATCGGCAGACACATTCCAATCATGACTGCTCGATGACGACAGTGGAGTCGTACTTTATGTTTGAGGCCAGAACAGTTCGCGGGGGTGGATGGATAATATCATATTCTATAGATGATATGGGCTACCTAGTTGTAAATTGAGTGATTACGGAGCACCATCATGGAAGCCGCTGGCGTCCACATATCCTATGGCGGTGTCCCCGATGCTGAAGAGGTAACGGTTGTTCACTCGGTCGTATTGTATGTTGTCGCCTCCATCGAAGAGATATTTTTGTCCGCTGTCCACATATTTGTGTCCTGCTCTGTCAAATTGTTGTATCCACAGCCCGCTCGTCGTGTTGTAGAAGCCTATCTCGTCGGGGCTGAACTTGTTCGTGATGGTTACGCTTATCCCGCTCTTATTATCCAGCAGTATCATGTCTGGCTTGTCGCTCTCAAGCTCTAACACGTTGGTGTTGCCCATCTGCGTGACTATTAAAGCCTCCTGCAATGTCATCACGTTGTTGAGATAGTTTATGGTATATATGTTCTCCCCACTCGTATCGTTGTAGAGGGCAAACTCTTGGGGGGTTCTCTTGTTGTGGAGGCTAATCGTGACTCCACTCCTGTTCTCCAATTTGATGAATTCGTCTTTGTCGCCTTTTATCGTGAGCAGGTGGCTGACGTTGTTCCGGTCTATCTCCGCCCTTCGCCGGAACTTATGGTACTGTGCCCCCGAGGTTTCGGTATATGGAAGAGTGTATGTTGGGTCTGGCTCCATAATGTGTATAAATGTTTGGTCTTCATCTACCAAAGCCGTTCGAACGTCAACGGGGACATCATCCTTGAAGATTCCCGTTACATAGAGAGGTCCAGCCACCCCGTCGGGGGCCGCATGGGCGTTGATGTCGAGTCCCGCATCCTCGTTGTCGTTGGTGAAACAGTTTGAGATTATGACGTAGTCCCACGAGTAGAGGCTGAAGCCCCAGCCGTGTTCCACCGCGCCACATGTTATGTTGTGATGTGAGAAGCAACTGTCGAATATGATGCCCCAGCATGGGTCGCCGTTGGAGTTGATGTTGTGAACTGAGAAGCCTGGACCCCAGTTGTCGCGTGCAACACACTCTTGAAAGATTATATTGTATGGCCTGTCAGAGGTTGATGACCATGCATCTAACTCTACGCCACCATTGTTGGCATCTTGGCAGTCTCCCTCATTATGGGTGTTCGTTCCACAGTCTTGAAAGTGGGCGGCTCTTACGAGGTAGTGGTGAACATCCGCCATCCACAAGCCATTGTCGGGGGCCTCCTTAGCGACCACATCTTCAATATCACAGTATCCCTTGGAGGCTCCCTCGACATTTGAACCTATCTCAATGCAGGCATAACCTGTACCACCGACATTATGTCTTTGCCCTTTCACTGTGAGGTGGGCAAGTCTCAGTCGATCCTCCTCCATACGTAGGATGCTGTTCAACCCCAAAGTAGAGGAGTAGGTGATTTCCGTTGACCTTCCCGCTCCGCAGAGGTCTATGTCGGGATACGCCAACTTGAGTTTGCTTGCCTGAGGGTAGGTTCCGTCATGCACGAAAACTCTTCCACCAGGGTTCACCAAGCTGACGCAGTCTGGAAGTCTCCAAGCGTAGAAGGGTCTAACTGAGAAGCTGTCCTTGGGCCACCCCACCCATCTGCGGAGTTTCAAGTAGTTGTAGAAGCCGTTGCTGAGGAACTTCGCCATCCAATTACGAGTCCACCTCATTCGGCTGTGTTCCCCTTGATTCGAGAAATGAGCCTTATCGATCTTCTTCTGTATGTCCTCACCATCGTAGACCTTGTTCTCGCTTCTCCTGTTGAGATCCCTCATCGAGAAGTTACTCTTAGACAGGAAGCCCTTATCTATAGCTTGACCAATGTGGTTCGCATTGAAGTGCTTCACTATCTCGTCGAACCATGGTTCAATAACCTCTCTATCTTCCCTTTCTACCCTTTTCTCTTTTTGTATCTTCCATTCCATAGTTTACGCCCCCGATCTGAGTTCAAGAATTGCCTTAGGCATGGTTCTGAAGTGCCCCCTTCCCGACGTGTCCACCACGTATGTGGCTGCTCTGAACTGCTGGCGTGTGAGGAAGCTATGTGACTCTGTCGCGTCTTTCTTGATGTTGCTGACGACCTCTGGGGCGGGCGTGAAGGCGGGAGTCTTGGCGTTTGAAATCTGTAGCTTGGTCACGGCATCCCCCCTCTTCAACTTGACGATTGTGAATGTCCCCGACAAGTCCCATGTAGCATTGGTGAGTGCCACTGTGTCACCAACCTCGAACCCCGATGTCTTGGTGGTGGGAGCCATCAGCTCCGCCTTGACTTCACCCTTGCTTCTCGCTATATACCCACTTGCATAGGCTCTAAGTGTTGCCACGTCGAAGGCGGACTCATAGTTCACCACCTTCTCTATTCTGCCGTAGGTTGCGATGTGTGAGGAGTCCGTGACTGTCACCTCTATGGGCATCCCCGTCTTATCCACACTTCGCGCTATTATGGCATTGGCGAAGCTGTCGTCCTCCGACCTGCTGAGAATCTCGTAGTCCACCGCGGCAAGTGTCACGCTTGTACCCTTGTCTCCGATGAAAACGTCGGTGCCGTCAAACCATAGGTCTTTCTCTAAGATGTCTGCCACCGATCTCAGTGCCTCATGCTTGGTCACATCTTCAAACTTCACCGCTATTGACGTTGACGGACATGAGGCAATTGAAAAATCTTCTTCAAACCATATTCTGTCAATCCCCCACACTCCGCTAGTAACACAGGCTCGTCCAGCATCGGTGCCATCCGTACATCCAAAGTAGACTAGGATGTTGTCGAACTTGGTTGAACTCCATCCCGAAGTTAAATCTGGACTTGTTAAGTCAAAGGATTTAGTCGCCCACCCACTCCAATCATCTACGGGCGACCATTGAGCATATCCCTCAGACCAGTCAAATAACCATATCTGCCAATAACTGCTTGTATCTCCACCACTAAGCTCCATTTTCATTGTTTCGTAGTCAGTAATATCAACGCCACTTAGATATTGTCTTTCTGCTCGAACTCGACTGTACAGAGCGGCTGAGATAACTGTAACTTTCATGGAGTCCTCTCCAGATTCCTTGTATGTAGAATCATCTGAAATTGAAATGGAGTATGATCCTGCCAATGATCCAATTCCAGACCAAAGGGTTGATTGACCATCCTCCATCAAGACGATTCCCACTATGTCCTTCGCTATGGTGTTTGCGGGTGCCGTAGCCATCAAGACGTTTCCCCCGCCTCCAGCGGCACCTGCTCCATAGTCATATATGTCACCCTGCTCCGCTAACTCGTTCCACTCTACATACCTGTCCAAGAGGCGAGTCGCCTTATCCCCGATGACGAGTTCGATGATGTCGCTCTTTATCACTCTGCCCCGTATGTAACCGTCGAGAACTACCACTGAGTCTGCCTTGACCTTCACGTTGGCATTTATGATGTGGTCGGCGCGGTTCTGCGTCGTGTTCTCTATGATGACGCTCCACCCGTCTATTCCCCGCAGTCCATGTGTTCTCTGCTTACGGGCTATGGTGGTGGTTCTGGAGGATGCGACGTGTTCAAGAATATCAACCAACTACGTCACCGTTCCAGAAATTACCAATATCTTCCCCGACAGGTCGGGCTTCGCGAACTCCATGACGTAGTCGAAGCTAACGGTGTAGCCTCCCCGCTCCATGCAGTCGAACCCCGTCATCAAGTAGGTTCCGCTGTAAATGTTCGGACAGGCTATGCCAACCTCTGTTCCGACCATGCCCTCGTAGACCGTGATGTATGTGCTCGTCAACGCCTCCGCGTCTAAACCCGCTGAAGCGATGGTTCCCTCGATTCTGAGGGCGTCGCTCTTTCTAGCCCATGAAATTATCCACGGGTCGCTTCCAGGCACCTGTATCTCCCGCGTCTGCTGGCTGAACCTGATTCGGGCACGTCGAGGAGCCAAGGGAAGCTGGGTTCCACCTATCGTCCAGCTCAAGGCGTGTACCTCCCGTGCACACCCCTCGCTAACGCGCGTTCCTGGGCGTCCATGTAGTCCTCTAAATCCATGTCGCTACTCATGGTTCCAATTGAGACGGGGGCGTAGACGCTGATGTTCTGCCCTGGCTCTCTGAGTCCAACCTGCTGTCTGAACGCTCTTCCCCGTTCCTGGAGAATCCTCTGGGTTTCTGGTTCTCTCATGTACCCTGCGAGGCCCATGGCGAGTAACCCGCCGAAGCTTGCTCCCGCCACCAATCCGCCCGCGGTTATCCCCGCGGCCGCTCCTGCGGTGAGGGTCGTCTGTCCTGCGGCCCCTATGCCCGTCGCCTTGGCTCCAGCTCCGAGTCCACCAAGTGCCCCAGCCAGTTTTATTCCACCAATTACCTTGAGGATGTTTCCCAATATGGTCAGAGGTATACCGACAACGGTTAATATTTTTCCCAATGTCTGAATTTTAGGTATTAGGCGACCTAGTTTCTCTACGAAGGCATCGAACTGTGGTAGGTGTTCTATTAACGTGTTAAAGAAGTCTATCATATCCGATTGTCCTTCAACGAGACCCGCGGAGAAGCTACCGAGGGTTCCAGCAAGTCGCTCTATCTTGTCCAACACATCGGGGGCACGATCTATTAAGTCAATTATCGCGGGAATGAGCCTGTCGAAGAACGCTTCAGCCGCATCCCTTACCTTCTGAACGAGCCCTTCTAATCCCTCCTTGGCGATCATATCCTGTATTGCACCGACTACAATGTCAATGTTCTCCGCAGCTACCTCTAGAAGCGTCGTGATGAAGGGTTCAGCCTCTATCATAAGTTTGGCGAACGCCGCCTGAAGCTTTGCGCTTGCATTCCACCACCGCCAGAAGCCATCTGTGATTCGACCCACCATGTCTGGCGTGAGTTCACCCGTCAGCGCCAAGGCTTCAAGACTCTTCGTCAAGAAGTTAAGGGCGGCATCGGTTGTCCCCATATTTTTGACGAAGCTGACGGCCTGCCTTCCAAACTGGTAGAAGACCCTCATTATCCGCGTTACCGTGAAGTCCATTATAAATCCCGTGAACCCGATAATCCTTCCCGCTCTGGCTAGTTTACCACCCCAATCCACCATCCGCTGGCTGAGTACCCCCGTAGCGTCTGCGAGATCCTTTGTCTTCTTCTTCACGCCTTCGAGTCGTCCCTGCATCACAATCAGGTTTTGTTTAACGAGTTCTAGCTTCGGCTCAAGCTTCTCAGAGGCTTTACCCATCACGGCTAGGCTTTTTGACAGTTTGTCCTCAACGGTGAAACGTATCTTCACGTCGCGCGTTGCTAACGCCATTGTCCCATCTCCTTAAGCTCCCTTTTGACCTCCTTCGGATATCTGTCACGTTTACGCTGTATCTGTCCAGAGAGTGTGTTCTCCTGCTTCAACTCCTCCGAGACTACACCTAATATCTTGAGGTCGAATAGGATTGACTTTCCCTCATTGGGGCTGATTCCAGCTATCTGTGAGGGTCTCACGCCGTAAGCGCGACCGATTGAATCAAGCATCAGGGCTGCCCTCCTCATCGGGAAAGGATTCATCTGTCATCTCTTCACCCATCACTCCGCTCAGATCCATAAGCTCCGTTAGAAGGTCTATTACATCTGAGAAGAATATTTGCTCTGGCTTTATCTTCGGCGCTATGATGTTCGGCTGTATGATGTGCTCTGAGACGACGACAAGGTTCTCCTTAACGAAGTTCACAAAATCCGTTCTATCGACAAAGCCATCATCAGGCCAGATGCTCAGCCAGTAGACCATTGACGAGGCGTTCATGGCGTTGATGTGGAATACTGCGCCGCTGGTGACTTTGAACTTTCTGGTGGTGAGCTTCACGTAGTCCTCAGGTGTTGAAACTGTCAACTCTTCCACTCTCTCTCACCTCCCTATCCTTTATCACCATTTAATTCCCACCCTTCGTCCTGAGCGTTTCACCAAGTGTTCAACCCGTCCATTCACGAATCTGGCGGTGTCTCTGAAGATGTGGAACGCCCTTGTGCCTGGATGGTCGAAGAAGTATCCATACGCTTTTCTACCACCGTAACGTGTACCATACCCCCTCGTTCCATGTGCGGTGGCGACCTTCGCTTTAACTAACATGGGATAGGCGGTCATCAGTTTATCACTTGTGATTGGATGTGCCTCTGTTCCCCTCTCCACGGCTCTGGCCCATTGATGATCATTGTAAAGCTCGGACACTATTTGCCAACGTGTTTTCAAAACCCTCCGCCACTTAATGTGCCCTCTATAACTGTCTCCGCTAGGCATTCTGGTTTTTGAAAGGTTAAACGAGTATGTGCGACTGACATTCTTGAACTGGCGCATCAACTCCTCCTTCCAGTCATCTATGGCTTGTTCTAGGTCTCCGAAGAATCCGCTAAGCTTGTCTACTGGTATCTCTGCGTGGACTTGGAAGGACATCTTTGGGCACTCCGAGGTTCTATAGGATGTTCGCTAGGGCCGTGTAGCTTGAAGTGTCGTTTATCACCGTCACTTGGCAGGCGTGTCCGCTGAGGGCGTGGTAGTTTCCTCGGAAGTTCACTGTCTGTGTGATTCTGTCCCTGCCAGTCACCGCGGCTTCGGAGGCGGTGTAGTGTGTCTCAGGGATGCTGAACTGCACCATCGAGGGAACGCCGGACGTAAGCGCGTCGCCGTGAAGGGCGAACAGTGTTATAAACGAGGACTGTGTACCCGTCGCGGTTCCGCCGACGATGCTGAGGAACCGTTCGTGCTCATCCTCGCTGTCGAAGGTGAACTCCATGCTGCCGTCAACCGTCGCGAAGCCGTGAAGCGTCTGAGCTGCCAGATATTCTTTGCCGAGTACGTAGTGGTCGGTGTCGTAGCCTCTGCCGAGTCTGAGTCTGAATGCTTCGATGGTCGGTGCCGTGGCTAGTCTGTCGGTTCCCCCTATGCTTCCACTTGTCATGTCGGCGAAGGTGAGGTATCGTTGCCCCGAGTACATATGATAGTCCGGTATCTTCGCGGTTATCAGGTTCTCGGTGCCGTCTCCCGTGACGGATACGGTGCATCCGACGACTTCCCTCGCCCGCGCCTCTACCTCTATGGCGGTGATGAAGCCTCCGTCGAACTGTCTGTCCTTCTCTATGCCCACGCCCTTGTAGATGGTGAATGGTGTTGGACCTGGACCTGAAGTGGTGACTGCTTCAGTGCCTCCGAAGGTGAACACATGGCTGTAGCTCGACGTTACTGCGCTGGTTGTGGGGTCTCCAAGGAAATACACCAATAGTTTGGGCCACTGGTTGGGATCCATTAGGACTTCGAAGTCTCCGCCAGCCCTGAAGAATCCCTTGACATGTGTATCGGGCGTCCAGTATTCAACGGTTTCGGGGTAATAGTCCTCTCTGGTGGTCTCGATGGATTCGCTTAGAATCTTGAAGTAGACGATGTCCCCAGATAAGGCGGTGACAGTGCTATAGCCTGAGCTTTCCTCCCCTAATCCAATGTACTTGCTTGCCATCTCTCATTCTCCTATTCATTTCAGGCTAGAACACTGTTGTTCAATGATTTATAGTTTATAGGGGTGTCACACGTTTCGAGTTATCTCAACCTGAATCTCGATGTAAGCAAAATACTTGACGAAGCTCGGTAACTCACTCATTGAGTAATCCACGGATGCGATTTCCGAGTTCAACACGTAGCTACTTCCCAGCGTTCTATCCGACTCTACCTTGTCAACTATCTCCCCAACGTATTGAACCATCTCATTGAGGTTCGCCTTCGTCCCCATTCCCTGATGATGGATGACCGCCCTGAATGTGACTACATGTCGTGTTTCCTTCGGACCGATGGCGGATACGTCATCCCTGACAATGCGGAGGAGGCATGTCGGATGGGTGTCGATGGTTTTCACATAGTCGAAATGAACTGTGGTGGCGACGAAGCTGGAGGTAGCTTCCACGGCGGTCTCAAGCTTGTCAATCACATCATCGAGAACTGTTTCATAACTGACCATTAAATCCCCTGCATCGTCGCGATGGGAACTTCAGTTGGAAAGTGGTCTTTCTCAAGCTTCTCACAACGCTGCGCTATCCACGCTAACTGGGCTTCATACTGCGTGTTCACGTAGCTGTTGATATCCCCGCCCGTGAAGGATGCGAGGTTCATAGGGTTGCCGCTGAACAGCCGTGCCAGTATCACCTTCTCACAGACTTTCAGCGTCGCGTATTCCTGCAATATCTTGGAGTCGAGGTTGTAGCCGTAAACCCAGCCGCCAGTCACCCTTCGCCTGCCCGCTGTGGGGATATCATGGTAAAAGTAGAAGGCGACACCATCGTAGTTCCCCGTCTTATGGTTGTACCTCTTGACAGTCATAAAATCAGTTTCGTCAGCGCCGAATAGGTTGTCCTTGCAGATGAGTATCTCCCAATCAGGCGTGTCGCTCAACGTCGCCTTGTTCCTGTAGAAGCTTCCACTAGTCACGGATACGACGGGCTTGTACGGGGGAACGACCACTCTACCATACTGAGACTCAGGCAACCCTCTAGAAACCACGCGACACTTCCAGGACTCGACGCCGCCGTGGGAAGAACCGTCATAACTGTGCCGGACACAGCCGTCTGAGTGCCCACCCCCTGCTTCAACATACTTGTCTCAACTTCCTCTATAAAGCTGAGAACTTCACCGTCGCTGGGCTTCGTATCCGCGTCGAGGTCTATCTGAAGATACCGCTCCACAGACTCAATTTGCGTATATTTCGGGGTATATTCACTCATTTATTTCACCTAAAGTGTTCTCCCAACATGGATTGCATAGGTTTCCGTTTCCACCAGTTCACTTCCCTTCACCAACTCCAACTCATAATTGTATTTTCCCGTGTATGGAAAGTCCCCGCTTTGAACCGTGTAGTAGATGTAGCCAAGTGAGCCGCTGGCGATGGTGACTGAGCCACTTACCAGCAATGTAGTTCCCTGTTTGACCTTAAGGGTGATTGTGTAGCCCGACACGTTCTTAGCCGTGCCGTCGGCATCCTTCACATTCCAGAATTGGTTGAAGGCCCTATTCCATTTCTTTACGGACCAGCTCACCTAAGCTTCACCTCTAAATCCCTTCTCAGGAGAGAGACATCTAAATCCTTTCTTAAAAGGTTTATATCCAAGTCCTCTCTTAAGAGATTTACGTCCAAGTCTCTTCTTAAGAGGTTTATGTCCAAATCTTCTCTTAATAGTTTAACGTCTATCACTTCATCTCTGTCAAAGTCTGAGTAAATGGTGTTGTACTCGTCAAGCACCTCGTCGGCACTAAGAGCGCGGTCGTAGATGCGAACCTCGTCGATGACACCATCCAGTGGTTGATCTACTAATGATTTATGGATTCCTAAAACATAGTCTCCGGTTGCTCCCTCATCTATAGCCTGTGTATTCTGTGCTTTGAGGTCTCCATTGATGTAAAATATTAGGTCTGCGCCATCGTAGACTAGAACGATGTCATACCATTCACCAGCAACAATGGTGACTCCTGACGAGAAGTCTGCTCCACTTAAGTAACTGCATATGTTATCGTCAGTCTTACGCCCAAAAAGGATTGATCTTCCTGTTCCCGCTCCATCTTGTTGAGAAATAAGGATTTGATCGACAACGTTTACAGAAGGCAGTGTAGTCCACTTAGCCTTCATGCAGATTGTAAAGGCGTCGATGATGTCAAGGCTGGAATCCCAAGATATTATCACATAGTCGTTTGTCGTGAAGCTCAGGGCCTTCCCAAACTTTCCACCCGCCCAAGATGCGCCTGTGATGGTGCCGTCGTTTCCATACCCTGATTTATCGACAGCCGTACTCCCCGTTCCCTCGTCTAGGGGAAGGCGAAGAACTAAACCATCAAGTATCACGTGAATCAAAGATGGAAGAGGATATACTATTAAATAAGATAATGGATAGCCTTACCACGGATTGTTCTCATATACGATTCTTTTATAGAGGGCTTCCATGCGTTCTGCCATGGCTTCCTTTGAGAAAACCTCAGCACGGCGCCTACAGTCAAGCGGGTTGATTGTATCAACGCGTTCAACTGCGCTTGCCATTTCTTCCATGCTATCACATATGAATCCTGATTTTCCATCCTCAATTATCTCAGCCACTGCTCCGTCCCTCAACGATATCACGGGGGTTCCCGATGCAAGTGCCTCGCAAAAATGAAGCCCGAATGGTTCTCCGAAGGAGGAACAGGCAATTAAGGCTTTGGCGTTTTGAAGATATTTTACCTTATTTTCATGACTTACCTCCCCTATGAATGTGGCATATTGGGATTGATTGCATTTCTGTCTTACTTCTTCAATGTACTGAGTGTTGGTTACGAAGCTGGTTGCCCCTACGATGTCAATGGGAGTCTTGGACTTCTCCGCTACTTGGATGGCGGTGTGTGGTCCTTTGATTGGGTCTATGCGTCCGAGGAAGAGAAGTCTCTCCGATTTCTCTTTCATAAAGGGGTAATCACCGAGTTCAATCCCGTTGTGACAGCATTCAGAGGAAATGGGCGGGGCGTTGCCATTATACCCTGTGTCGTATAATCTCTTCATATGTTCAGAGATGGCTATGAGGTTCAATTTAAAGGGAGAGGGTCTAGCCCACCAAGGGTTTTTTCGTTCCCGATCTAACCAATAATTGATGTGACCATGATGCGTGTGTGTGCAGAGGATCGAGGGATTGCGGGTCTTGGAAGCATAACAAAACGAGAACCAATCATGGCTATGAACAATGTCGAAATTATCAAGGCATTTATCATATTTCATCCACCTTTCCCTTTCTGCCTCAAGCCAATTCACTCCGAGGGTGTTTATTCCCTTACCTACCTTATAGAGATACCCGCCTTTTGGAGTGGAAGATTCATCAGGTGCAAAGGCAACAACCTTATGACCGCGTTCAATAAGACCACACCATAAATTCCAGACAATTAATTCTAAACCACCATACCTCATTGGAGGCAACTTAAAGAAAGGAGTTGAAATAAGGGCAATCTTCATTGGTTTTTTCCTCTTTTGTTCAGCTTGGAAATTTGTTTTTGAATTTTATATTCCTTTTCTGTGTAGGGCATCCTCCAACGATTTAATCTGCTCTCCAAAAACTCTAGTAGTAGTTTTCCCTGCTCTCTTTTTGCGGGAAGATATTCTATGATTTGAGAAAGTAAAGCATAAGCCTCTGGGATGCTTCTCACCTCCCACTTCCTTACGGGCTTGTTATTAGTTCCTCTGTGCCAGTTTGTTCGCTCACAACGACCATATCCAGACTCTTTTTTTAGACGTTTTAGTAGTTTAAAATTGGTATTACCAATTGAAATCGCGGGGTGCAGGGAACTTACCCCCCGCTTGGTCTTTTCTTGATAGTGGAGCATGATTGATCCCTCCCATGCAATACTCCAAGATAGAATGTGTTTCCACAACTCGCTAAGTCGTGGGAACTCTTTTTGTTTCCTAGATTGCGTCTCTCTATAGATTCCATGTCTATTGGCTTGAAGTTTTATGGCGATCCAAGTTCTTCCAGTAAAGGCTTTCATTATTTCCTCTTTTGTACCCCGCGGATAAAGCCGTCGAAGTTTATCTATTTTTTCCCTGGTCCATATATATCTCATACCACACCAGTTCTCGGTTTGGGTATGTATCTTTCTATTTATTAAGTGTTTTGTGGTTTTTGGAGAGCCCCCAAAGAAACTTGTGGTAAGGATGCCGATTTTCACTTATTTACCTCCTTTATTTCATGACCGCAGTTTGAGCATTTATAAACTTCTCCAAACTCGAATAAGGTGTTGAAGTCACACTCGGAGCACTTTCTACTTCTCATTTTCTGAAAGTGTTCCCCGTTTATGTTCTTTCAAGTTGAAACAGTTCTCTCTTTCAATCAATTTTCCCATGCCTCCTTTCGCGGCTTGATGCCAGAGCGCACCACCCCAACCTCGATGATCAAGGTGATATCCCGCATTCTCTTTATCAACATAGATGTTGCCCTTGACCTCTTTAATTTTCTTTGCGAGAGGAACTATTTGATTTGCCTTGTGATAATCATAGCATTCAGGAAAGCCATTTGTCTCTAGTAGAAAGGGGTAAGGAAACGCCGCGTAGAATAACTCAAATGGGCTTCCTACCCAAAGTGGACCCCCTTTGGGTTGACCCGTCCAGTGTTTTTCCCAGATTGATAGAGGGTGATCCATGTGTTCACCCTTTGGACATGGAGAATAGAAGGCACTAAGGGAAATCATGGTCATGTCTCCCCTTTCCTCGCTACATAAAGCGATTTTTTTCAAGCTGTCTGGAGGAAGCCAAATGTAGTCGTTTAATAAGACGACAACGTCTCCCCTACTTAAGAGAACACCAGTGTTATAGGCGTTGATAAGGTTAAATGGTAGTTCTGGAAAACATTTTTTCTTTGAGGAACCAACGTATGAGGTTGGAATATCGTGTTTCTCAAGGTAGTCGTAGACGGCATCCCGTCGTTCGGTCATTTCATCCACGCAGATAAGTTCATAGTCCGTAAATGTCTGACCCTTTAATCCATCTACCAACACATCGTAGCCCCCAGGTCTGTATGTTAAATATACCAAACTAATTCGTGGTGGCATCCAAAATCTCCTGCACCATTTCCTTCAAACCAGTTCTAACTCCGTCTATTCGATATTTAAGGTTTTTCCTTTCATGGCTCCAGTTTTGCATAAGATGACCGTACACTTCAATTATGTTGTCTCCAGATTTAACCCAGTGAGGATACTCAATGGTAGAGCACACGTCCTCCACCTTTCTAAACTCCATCTCCACAGCAATCGCGGGAATGTTATTTATTAACGCGATACAGAAGGGATGAAGTCTGTTACCAAACCAGAAGGAGGACTTACATATTCCATAATAGGCTTCCTCTAAGGTAAACGGAAAGCCCTTATCGCCTTGAGCCGAAGAGAACTGGATAAGCATTGGTGGTTCTCCCCTAAGTTCTTGTATGGTATCAAAGGCGTGATCCAACCACGCCGAATCCACGTTCCTATGGGGTCTAAATACACCGCCCATAACTGGGTTCTTATCGAGTTGTTCGTCCTCAAACAGGAAAATAGGATCTCCACATACACTTATCTTAGATGTATTAAACCCTGCTTCATCTAATCGCTCTAGACTCACTGCACCCCTAACCGCTATTAGAGATGCCCTATCCCACAAATACCGTAGTCCCCCCATGTCTTGGAACTCTCTCACGCCAGTCCCAAAGATAACAAACGGCGTTTCACTAGACTTTAAATAGTTTTGCAATTCGGAGAATGGATGACCAAGAAGGCTTCCTCCGCCCAAGATGACCAAATCCAAGTCTTTATAGCTTCCGTGACCAAGTGGCAGGATTTGCCATTTTATCTCTGCGTGTCTATTGAACTCGTCTTGAATTGCCTTGGCGAGAAACTCGTCACTATAGGCATTAAACCCGTAGAAGCCCACCAGACCTATCTTCATGACCCCACCTTCTGAAGGTTAATTGTTATCACAGTGAAAGGTTTTACAATCCCCGTTTCGGTTGAGTGCCCGATTACTGATGTTGAGGGGGGATTCATCCATTGTAATCCTAAATCATCACAAATTGTTTTAGTTGTCACCATGGAAATGGCGCTACCATCCTCAGACAAGTCAGTGAATACATCGAAGGTGAAGCAAATAGACCCCCCCATTTTCGTAACACGTATAACATCCTCTACATATCCTCCATATGGTGGGTTAAGGTGCTCTAGGACGCTTACACAGGCAACCTTGTCGAAGAAACAGTCTCTATAGGGAAGCCCCAACTCTATGTCCCCCAAATGAAAAGTGACGTTATTCACCCCTAGTTTGCGCCTTCCCACTTCCAAGAAGGGAATCACAGCTTCATCTATGTCAAAGTTATATATCTGCTTGCACGCTCTCGCCAAGATGAATTGAAGTGGTCCCCATCCGCTGGCTAGGTCTAGTATGATGTCGTTCTTCTTAGGGCTCAATATGTTGTACGCCCAAGGATACTCGAAGATCCTGCTCCAATGAAGAGATGCATAATATTTAGGGTCATGATATTCCATGGTTTCCTCTATCTTCAGCAATTCATGTATTACGCGGAAGAAGTATGGTCGACACGCGGTCGCGGGGTCATACCACCCGATGAAACCCTTTACTCGCATAATTCTATGCACCTCTTCTTGAAGGCATTATAATTTTCGTCTTCGTCTGGGTAGAACCACTCTCCACTTGGCGCGTATCTAGAAATCGTTACCTTATCTGGCTTCGTTCTTTTTATGAATTCCAGAGTCTTCTCTCGGTCCTCATCTTCTTCCCTAGGAAAACCATACATTAGATACACCTTTGCAACTATACCAACATCTTTAATCTTCCATATGGCATCTTCCAGAACCTTAATGGTTGTCTGCTTATTCATCAAATCCAAGACTCTCTGAGAGCCGCTTTCAACTCCGATGTGAACTTCCCCGCATCCAGCCCATCTCATCCGTTGTAGAAGATACTCGTCGAGGGCATCAGCCCGAGTTATGCAAACCCATGTAGCGTCAATTCTCCTGTTCCTCTTTAGTTTACAAAATTTTATTATGCGTTTACGGCTGAGGGTGAAGATATCATCCACATACCTGAAGTGGGTCACATCAAAATGATTTATCACGTCGCTCATTTCCATGACCATTCTCTTTGGGGAGTGAAAGCGTACTTTACTGGTTTGGGGAATCTTAGTGCAGAACGAACAGTTATATGGACATCCTCGTGATGATATGAGCGTGGTGGCGCCAGTGCCACATTCCTGTCCATGAATACCAGTGTAGTCCACAACATTTGAAAAGAGGTGTCTCGCTGGGAGAGGTAGTGAATCTAACTCCTTAATATATCCCGCGTCTATGATTGGTTTGTTCAACTCTCCACAGACTATGTCGCTGAACGCATGTTCTCCCTCTCCAACTATGACGTGATCACAGCCAGTGTCCTGTAGAACTTGATTTGGGTAGAGAGATGGATGGATGCCCCCTAAAACCACCTTTCCCCTTTCCATTAACCTAATCGAAGTTGTTCTTGCAGAGGGATATGTTGCCGTAACCGCTGTGACTCCATACACATCTGCATCGAGGATTCTGGGCGATTCATTCACGTCTGCAACTGAAACAGAGTGCCCTTTTTCCTCTAATACCGCGGCGATGTAGGCAAGTCCTAGTGGGAGATATGCTCTTGGTTGTCTCAGTTGTTTCTGGAGGGGAACCACTAAGACGACATTCATGTCTTATACGCCTCTATTATCATATCCCAATAACAGCCTGGAAGGGGTTTAACCATCACCCTCGTAAAGCCTACGTCCCTAAATAGTTGCTTAGCATAATCTGGGGAAAAAGCGGATTTATGATAGTTCCCCGTCTCATCCCATGTACCCTCTTGCCCCCCATATAGAAGAGCATTCTCCTCAATTCCTATTTTATTTCTTCTAATTATCTCCTTACATTGCTCAAACGTGTTAGGACCGATAAGAACGACAGCCCCATTTGGTTTGAGAATTCGATAGATTTCCTTGGCAAAGTGAGAACTGTATCTCCATCCTATGTGTTCTATAACCATGTTGCCGAACACCCCGTCGTAGCTTTCGTCCTCTATTGGAAACGTCTTCTCCAAGTCGGCTACTATGTCCACCGTCGGAAGCTCCCTGAAGTCCACGTTAGGTCTGAAAATTGGGGTCTCTCCACCGCCTAGTTCCAGTATCTTCTGGTCGAGTTCAAATGGGGTAGTATAGCTCTGCTTCGTCGTAGGGATGATTATGCTCACCATTGTTTTTTTTTAGATTCGTCGTCCAATCCTTGCAAATAGCGTTGGTAGGGTTGTAGTTCTTGTACTTCTTCCTGAACTGTGATAACTGGTTTTCTGACATAAACTTTTTCTGGCTCGCCTACAAGCACCCTATCTTCTGCCTTTACATGAAAATCTGGTTTCTCAGCTTCAATATACAGGGAGTGGTCAGGAAAGCTGTCCACGGTTTCTCTCATAATCACGTCTGAGCGGGACTTTCCATATTCTGGGTTAGTTATATTGATGAAGCCGACACTCTCCATTTTCTTGGCTAACGACCAAAAGTTGTAAAGGGTCTTATGTCCCATGAATGCTAGTCTAAAGAAAGCGTCTGCGTTATCCTCAGCATTCTTAACTTCAAACTCTTCGGCATAGGTTTCCTTGAATATACCCAGCTTCTCTATGAACGTCTCCAAGTCAGGCGTGGACAGCCTTATCACTCCGTTGGGCTTCAATATTCTGAATGATTCACATAGAAATTGACTTCCCTCTTCCCGAGTCAAGTGTTCCACGAGGTGATGCGCCGTAATCAAATCCACAGAGTTATTCGCCCATCGTAGGGGTTTGGTTACGTCACAGTATTCAAAGATGTGTCCTTTAGCTTCCACTGCCTTTTTGATGTCCCCACGGATGTCGCAGTTTATCCACCCGTCGCCTGTAGTCACAGTGAAACTTCCGAAGTTGATTTTTGTCAATATATCCGATTTGTCGTCAACCTTATACGCGGACACTATCATGTCCTGTGATTCGGGATTTGGATAGTCAATTATCTTCACGTCCTTGAACCCCGCCTCATTCAACAGCTTCGTAATGAACGGACGGCTGAAGAAGACCTTATGTGTGTCATCTGAGTAGCCTTGTCCCCCGTATAGGAGATTACTATCATCAAGGTTAATCTCCTCAGGGGGCTTCTGAAGTATCTTCTTTATCTGCTTGTAGGTGTCGGGAACCACGAACACTGCTGGCGAGCCTGGTTTCAACACGTTATAGCACGACTTGAAGTATCCCTCGATTTTACGCCATGACATGTGCTCAGCATTCCAATTGCTGAATATTCCGTCGAACTTACCGAGGTCGGAGAAGTCACCCTCAAGGTCGCGTACTATGTCCACGGTGGGAAGTGCTCTGATGTCCACGTTTGTTGTCTTCAACCCTTGAACTCTTAGAGGACGTTCCCCCCCGCCGACTTCGAGTATGTGGTCGCCCTGATTGAAGGGTAGTTGGAAACTCAAGATGTCAGCTCCGCGTATAGCTTCTCATATTTCAATTCTATCTTCTCCCAGCTATTTTGCTCCGCCGTCTTTCTAGCGTTCATCGCCATATACTTAAGGTTGTCAAAGTTGTTTTTAAGGTCATCTATACACGTAGCCAACGCGTCCACATCTCTGACGGGAAAGGTGAATCCACTACGTCCATTTTCGATTAACTCGGCTGAACCCGCCCCCACTGAACCAACAATAATTTTCCCATAAGCCATTGATTCAAGAAGGGTTAAACCAAAGCCTTCAGAGACGCTTGGGTGCACATAAACGGAGAATAAAGGCATTATTTCATCTAGGCTGTTGAATCCACCGTAGAGGTGATATTTGCCTCCTGTAGCCCATTGTTCTAAGATAGGCTTCATTTGTTTGGAACCTCGTCCGAAGAATATGAGTGTTGAATCATCATAGTTTAGTTTACTCCATGCCTCCACAAGATAACGAAGTCCCTTATCAGGTCCGAGTGCCCCTATGTAACCGATGTTGGTAAACTTCTTTGGGTAGTTCACCTGTTCTGGTAAACTAACTCCGTGTCGAATGACTTCTATTCGTTTAGGCTTGATATTCTCCCTTATCCACTTTGCACTTCGACTGGACGGCGTTATCACGGCGTCCGCCTCTTTCAGATGACTCCACAGGGCTTCTCGGAGGTATGGATCGGTGTTATGTTTGAAGGGGTAGGTTCCTTGTCCGTACATTCGCTCGTGTTCCTCTATGCTCTCCTTCAAATTGTGGGCGGGGCAGTTGACCACATACTTCTTTGGAGTGAGCCTGTTGAGTATCGCTGTCGCGGGGGAGCAACTAAGGTGAGCTATATCAGGGTTTTTAACTTTTAAAAGGAGAGATGCAAAGTAGTCATACAGAAACGGATTGAATGGATAATACTTGTCTATCTTTTCACCTATCTCTGCCCTCGTAATAACCTGGTATAGGAGGGTGGGCTTCCTTAATGCCTCTATTTCATGGTGACATACTAATCCAGCGCCTGTGGTAGGGTTAACGTGATCGAAGGTTACATAGACCGAGGATATTGTTATTCCTCCTCAAGGTCATATAATAAACCTAGTCTCTTCAATTCCTCTCGAATCACATTTCTAACGCTCCAAGTAACAAAATGTGATACCAACAATGCACAAACTATTACCACCATAATGAGAATCCAATCCATTCATTACACCTCTGGAACCCTGACATTTCCACCAGTTTCTATGACGAGCATTCCCGCGTGTGAAAGGCGCACATCTGCCAGACACCAAACTCGGTGTCCCAGCGTCTTTGCCTGAGTCATCATCCAAAAATCCTCTGACATGCTATCCGGCGTCTCCCAGTGAAAGTAAGAGTATTCGCCAGCCTCATCCCTTGGAACTATTTGTTGAAGGTCTTCAAAAACCTTTCGTCGCATAAGGCAGAATCCAAGACCTGCCACTGAAACGGTGAACCAGTTTCCCGACCATCCGCCGATGTGGACGAATCCTGTCTTCTTCTCAATTACTCCTTTTTTACACTTTGGACACGGCGTGCCCCACTCTGGTTGAGTTTGATGCTCCTTGTTAGGGAAGTCGGTCTTGCATTCTCGGCAGTACCTTCTCTCCCCCCTGTTCCAGATGGCGTAGTTGAAGCCGTGCTTCTGCTTCGCACGGTACAACCCCGTGACTATACTCTCCCCACTCTGTTCCATAGCCTCGTAGAGGACACGCAGGGCCTGATTGGGGTCACGGTTCTGCGTCTCGACTACGTTGTCGCCATCCACCCACAGAAAATGTGTGGCGTCGGTGGCTAAAGCCTCCCTTACGAGAGTGTTACGGGCTACAGGAAGTGATGGCACGCGGCAGAGGAAGTGAAGCTTCTTACACCAGTCAAGGGGTCGGGCGACAAGGGGAATCCACTGCTTCTGCACAAACTCCGCGAGCCATCCATTTCGGTGAGGATATAGGATGGCAATAACTGGAGGGGCGGCGGCGGTTGTTTTCACTGGTGGGGGTAAATGCCATGCCATACGGGTATAGAGGTGGATTAGATGTATTTAACTATTTTTGTACTTCGGTTCAAAGGATGATTGTGTCTATGGTTAGTCTAGTTGGAACGTGCTTTTGAAGGCTGCGCGGCTTCTGGCTTGTCCCGCGCGGGTTAATGCTTGGATAAGGGGTTCAGCCACTTCAACTGCCACTGGTGTGTAGGTAGCATAGATGCTGGCTGTCCAGTCGTTTAAACCGCCGACAGTACCATAGGGATCCTCTGCCCCATCATCATATTCATCCTCCGCCCTCAAATCAAACTGATTGGTCCCTCCAGCATCAGAAGAGATGAACGTGCTGTAAGCCACAATTTGATGAACCGTATCATCTCCAACGTGAAGAGTCAGCCAATAATCGCCAGCCGTAAGAGAAACCGCCGTCGCAAACGTGAAGTCTCCCCAGTCTCCGCTCGTCCAATCAACCAATACCTCATTCGTCTCGCCCTTCAAGGCTCCGGGGGAACCAGCATCATCCGCATATATGTCACACTTACAGTACCCATCATAGGAGTTACCTGGATCTCTGTAAATGTGAGCCGTAATCTTTGATACCAAGCCAGCCTCAGATAAAGTGAATTTAACGGCCGACTTCGTATCTCTAGACGTGAACCTTGTGATTCCAGTCTCGATGCTCGTATTTCCAAAGGTCGCCATTACTTTGTTACATCCTCACTGACACCATGCTCTGACTGATAATCATTCTAGGTTGTCCAAACCTGTCCTATGAACTGCTCAAGATCCTCTTTCCGGTCGTATCGCGCCTTCATCAAAGTGAGGAGGTCGATGATTCTCTGATTCATGTGGGAAGTGCTCCATCCCTCGGAGACTGTCCACGACTTTTCAAAGGGCGTGAAAACCTCGGTGTCCGTCGGTCTTATCTGGAAGGTCGCCGTTATCTGAAAGTCGTTTATGATTCCAGAGCTTTCAAGGCTTATTAACTCTGCTTCCATTCAGCTTTCACCTCCCTTCTAGTTCACTCCTATGAACGTTAGGTTGTCGTATCCGCTTACCGTGGACATAATGTAGACGGCGTCAAAGTTGGCTACGTCGAGGTTTATACCCTCACCTGCCTCCAGCGCGAAGCCATATCCCGAGTATGGGGCGGAGTCTCCGCTTCCGCCCACGTATATGAAGCCTGAGTTGTCGCTCATAGCCTTTATCGTCACGGTTTTCGTGGCTCCGCTTCCAAGTACCACTCCTGCGGAGGCTCCGGTGAGGTCTGTGTGTATGCCCCCTGTCTTCACGAGGGTTGGAACTTGCACGTCCACGGTTTCGCCTGAGACTTTGACTACGAGGGGATCTTGGGCGACCACCTGTAAGCCGGATAATAGTTCTCTGTAAACGGTGATGCCTGAGGCTATGACTACGGTGTCTCCGCTTATCTTCACAACTTGGGTGTCTGGTAGAAAAACGCCTTGACCCGATATTTGCACGATGTCCCCAGAGGCAATGGAGACGGTTTCACCCGATATCTTGACGACAAGGGGAACCTGAACAACTACTTGTAGTCCTGAGATGGGTGCCTTGTCTAGGACAGCGCCAGATGCGATAACAACTTGGTCTCCACTTATCTTAACTACCTGTGTTGAGGGGAGTGTGACCTCGCCTGAGAGGATGTGTGTTTCAACCCATTGTCCCGAAACGTTGGCGGTGAAGGATCCAACTATTCCGAGACCAGATTGAACCATTACGTTGAGACCTGATTCGACGGTGACGAGTCCCGACTCTAGGGTGACAATGCCCGACTTGACGTGAACTCCATAGTCCCGTGCGCCCACTTCTAGTTGGTAAGGACTAACCGTCATGCTATGCACCTCTGTTGATGTATGCTTTCACCTGTGCCACCTGCCCGCTCTTGAAATTAATCGTCTGGAAGCGGACGGCGTCCCACGGATTCCTGTCTAGGATGAACATCCTCTGGTCTCCGCTGTATATGGCGCTTCCCGAGTATATGGTGAACCACCTGATGGCTGAGTCCTCGTAGTTCGGCGTGCCCTGGAGGATGTAGACGCATCCTGAGCCTCCGCCACCTGAGTTCTGACCTATGTTCTCGATGTAGAACATTATTCTGCCGTAGTCGAGCACGGTAGCTTGCCTGCTGACAGTGAAGCTGTTCGTCACCGCCCCGGATATGGCCCACTCCTTCTTCCCCTGCATTTCATTCACCCTCTAAGCGTTATCGGCGTCAGGTCTATCACTTCGGCACTTTCCATTTTACGTGGCTGGAAGGGTTTTCCCATTGCTTTCACCGCCGTCATCTCCTCCTCCAAGCCTTTTATCATCTCCATCAGAACCCCATAATTCCTATTCAGTGTTGCCGTAACCCCGTCGAATGACTTGAAAAGCCGTGTCTTCTCCGTTAACTCGTTTCTCAGTTGTGCCATCTCTATGATCAACTCGTTCGCCTCATTCTCATCCAAAACGAAGCTGGGGGGTTTTGAGAGGCTTAGAAGCGTGTCAAGCCTCTTGTTGACGGTGTTGAAGGATTCCTCGTAGTCTCCGCTCGGTTGTTCCACGGGTTTCTCGACGTGGGGTTCAACGATGGGGGGTTCTGAAGGGGAGCGATGTTTAATCCTCTTCAAATAGGAAGCGGATGGTAGGGAAACGAATCTATCATTTCTCACGCCCCACCACTCCAAATAGCTTGGACTCTATGATTCGTATCCTCGCCGCTTCATCCCGCCACAGCATGTTGAGAACGTCAAGCAGTTTGCCAAGGTTCTCGTGTCTGAGCAGGAGGTCGCCGTACTCGTCTCGCAGTTCTTCGCTCATCCTTTCATCACAACCATGATTCCAGTTCTCCCCTAAATGTCTATCGCCTCTTAATGCCTTCTCCTGGAGATTAGGATGGTGACGGCGCCCGAACGGTTGCTCTGTCTGGCCTTGACGCCAACATTCAACTGCTCGTAGGCGTCGTCCAGTCCAGAAGTCAATATGGTGTAGGATCCTGACGTGAGTATCTCGCCGCTTGCAATTAGTTGATAAGCGGTGTACCCTATGACGGGTTGACCTCGGACGTAGTAGGCTACGCCGCTTTCTCCCTTCACGGTTTCAAACATGATTGTGGTTTTGGCGAAGTTCTGAACGGTCGCAGTTCGTTCTACATATGAGTTTGTTAATGCTAAGCCAGATGCCAGACACATCGACTTTCCAATGGGCATTATTTTATCACTCCAACCAACTTTCCTAGTTGGATGAGAAGGGTGAATGCTACGGCGGGTGACACGAAGTATTTGAGTATCGTGATGGACGTGTTCACCATCGCCTTGAACTCGACGAACTCCAGTTCGAGCCGACTGTGGTTATCATTTAGAACCCTATAGGACTTAGCGAGGTCTGTAATCCTGTCCCTCATCGATTCATACAACTTATATTCTTCCGCATTCATCACCCATCACATTGAACATGATTGCGACGTTTAAAAAAACGGCACGTCGCCAGCCCCTTGGAACCTTCTTTTTCAAAGCGACTCACCATCAGATTTTTCCCCTTGCCTTCCAGAATATCGGTCCAGCAGTGCTCGTGAACTCGATTGTGAAGTGTCCGCTGTTAATATACTTCTCGCCGGAAGTTGTGCTGGCGGCGCTACGGTCGATGGCAGGCCAAGACGTAGGATATGTACACCGTGGCTCGGCGACTCCGCTGGTCGGCGAAGCTCGTGTCTGACTCCAGGTGTCAAGTGACTCGACCACACGTAGCCCAGTCTGTAAGGTTCGTGTCGCGACTTCTGCGCTGGTCATGGTGAAGCTGCCGTAGTGTACGTGTTTGTTGCCTTCAACGGTTTTGTAATCGATTGTATACGTGATGGTCACATGAGTCACCTACTTGATGTCCCTTAACTTGCCTTGCACAGCTAGGTTGTAGCACCTGAGTTCTCCGACGGTGTAGAAGTGTCCTTCCATGCCGTGTCCGTCAAGCGCTATGGTGTCGCCAGGGTACGCGGACTCCACGTAAACCGTAGGCATCCTCATTCCCATACGGATGAACCGCGTGTCGGCGAACATCATTGGCGCTATCTCGTTTGTCCTGACGGCTGCTATGCTGGAGTCGTAGTCTTGGCATTCTATGATGGGTACGCCATTGTAGGTTGCGACGTTGAATCCAGCCTCGTAGCCTGCGGTGACTCCCGCGGCGCCTCCGAAGCGGGGTATGTACGTTGCAGCGCCTAGTACGTTGAAGCGTCTCTCAGCCTCAAGTAGTGCAGCCCACTGTTTTTTGGTGTTGTGTCCCGTGAAGATTACCTGTGGCATTCCGCCTGCTTTGGTGACGCTGGACCATACTCCGTCGATGAGAGTTTGGGTCAGGTCTCGTAGGGTGGCGGCTGTGCTTCCTGAGCTGGATACCTGCGCGTCGTAGGCGGTTGTTCCGTCTCTGTCCAAGCCGTAGATGTCGCCGTCGCCTGAGGTTATGCCGTTGGCTCTGCTCGCGGATGAGCAGGCTATTCTGTCGAGGGATTCGAAGCCGTTGCCTGCTAGGGTGTCTACGTCCTGTACGAGGTAGGCGGATATGGCTCTCGCGTGTGCCTTTGCGAAGGTCTGTCTCATTTCGTCGGCTGATACTACGTCGTCGGTGCCCTCTAGCATTACGGTTTTCCAAGTCTTGCCGAAGCCGTGGTCTATGAGCTTTGGTGCGGCGGAGGCGCTTGCCCATGTTGGGTGTACGCTGTCAGCTATGTTGGTGAAGTTGGATGCGACGCCCTCGGCTAGTCCACCGCTGGGGTAGGTTATGCCTGAGGCGGTCTCTATTCTCCAGCCTGACTTGACCCAGGGCTCCTTAGGTATGGCTGCGAAGGCGTTTGCCTCGTAGTTGACTTGGCTCCAGACTTTGGCGCCGTATACCTTGTTCCAGTACGCGGTGTCGCTTGACAGCAGTGCGTCTTTGGCTTTCAGTATTGTGTCTGCGTTGATGTCTCCGTAGAAGAATCGCTCCATCTGCTCGATGGTTTTGAAGGTTGGTATTTCCCACATTTCTTTTTTTCACCTCTTTTACATTCTTACTTTCTTTCTTTCCCTTCGGATCTCGTCCCAAGACACGGGGTGGATGCTGGCTATGTCGGGTTTGGCGGGTCTGTCCACGACCTGTACGGCTACTCCCCGTGTCTCGATTTTCTCCGGCTCAACTGGTTCAGGCTTTGGCTCTGGTTTTGGTGCTGGCGTGGCTTCTAAGGGTTTGACTTGGGCGACGGTCGGCTCAGGCGTCACGGGCATCTCAGTTTCTGGAATCTCCACTGATTTGGCGCCCTCTATGACCTGTGGCTTCTCCTCGGGAGGCAGCCTTGCCTCAATCGACACTATTTGTGCCTGAAGTTGCTCCATGGTCAATGCCTCTGGCTTAACTGGCTCTGTTTCGACTGGTTTTTCCCCTGTCTCCGCGGATTTTTCGATTTTTTCGGTGTTTATCGCTATCTCAATCGCCTTGTCCAAGGTGTAGGAAAATAACTCGTCGTTTTCCGCTTTGTCTAGGATGAAGTCATATGCCTCCTTATCCGTTTCGAATCCATGGAACTTCTTGGCGTGGCTCACGGTTCTAGCGCGTATGGAGCCACATATTTTTCTCGCCCTTTCCTCGCTGTATCCTTCTGCCTGTCTGTCCTTCATGCATTTTCCCCAAGGATATTTGGCTTTCTCCTCAGGCAGGTTCTTTTCCATGTTCTCAAGTCTTTCGATGACTCTGGCTAGGTCGGCGGCTAGTGTCTCTATGGTTATTGGGGCTATGGCTGGTTCGTCAACTTGTGTCTCGGGTGTTTCAGACTCTTGCGAGTCGCTTGTACTCTCCTCGATCACTTCCTCTAGGTTTTCACTCAATGGGGTTTCCCCCTTTTTTGGCTCCTCTTCTAGGGGAGAAGGGTTAAAGCCACCGTTCCGCTTCTCCGCCGATAAAACCCCGTGGGGTCTTAACAATGCTAGGTCGAAGAGGGTTACGTATTCTTCCCCTTCGACGGGTTCAGTTATGATTGTGAATGACTCGTCGTTGAGTATTGTTTCAAGTCCGAAGCCGCTTTTGATAAGGACGTGATAGTGTTTTCCATTGGGACATGGCTTCTTACTGACTTTCGCAAAGTCCTCGACGAGAATCTTCTCTGTGAGGTGTTTCGTGTCCTCGGCGAGCTTTGCCAAGTCGTCGCATTTCAATACGTTGAATATGCTTACCTCGTTTGCGGGTTGATCCACTATTCCCACCTCATATAACTCAAAGTCTGTGATGTCCTTCGTGCAGACGCCCGCCCTACATATTTCTGGTTGTGGATTGAGGTTTTTCCCACCAATACTGAAACCACGGTATTTACCGCTCTTGATATCATTCCATACATCATCGGAGAGCGTCACGTCATCCCTTACCTGTGCGACGATGTAAAGCCCCCGCTCATCCATCCCGCTCCGATGTGTTCTTCCCGCGGTGTCCGTTACCTCGTCGAACCACACTTTCGCCATCGGAACGTTGGTGTGAAGTAGGCTCAGGATACAGAAGTCGGGGTTGCTCTTCCACTTACTCCACGCGTTCTGCAACGCCTCAAGCGTCACAACATCATCTTGACTGTCCTTTATTCCCGCTATATTGGCGTAGCCCGCTATGAACCTCTTGTTTCCCTCATGTTCACTGAGGTCGAGCTTCTGAATAACGGCGTCTCGGTTTATAATCCGTTCTATGGGCGACACCACGAAGTCAGGCATCGAAACTAATAAAAGCAATACAATCAAATAAGACATATCATGGTGTTTCCCCTTGTTGGAGCAATATGACTTAATTCATGGCACAGATTGGTCAACTTTAGTCATTCTCGATGCGGCGCGCCATGATGTGTTCAAGAAGGTTATCAGGAAATTCAGCCTTTCGGGTAAACTGCAAAAGTGTCGTAGCATGGGGTTTCATACTTATCCGTGGCTTGAGAAGACATTTCCCGATTATTATCCGTGGACGTACTTCTCGGCTCATCCATACATCGGGGATAAGATTCGTCGCGGGCAGCCGTTCCAAGCTATTCACCACTTTGAGAGAGTAATTCCCGTCTGGGCGACTGCGTGGGATGATAAACTGGGTACCGTTCACCCCGACAGCGTGGGAGAGGCTGTGAAGAATACGTCTTACGAGAAGGCGATAATCCACTATCTTCAACCACATGGTCCATGGATTGGCTCCCCCAACCGCTGGGTGATTCCGTGGACCCTGCTTCAACACGATCAGCGTCAGCTTATGGCGGATTGGAAGGCGATAGTGATAAAACCCAACCCCAAGTTCTTCCGCAAGTGCTACCGTGACAATCTGAGGCTTGTGCTGGGATCGGTGGAGAAATATCTTCCCTACTTCAGGAAGCCCGTTGTGATCTCGGCTGATCATGGGGAGATGCTGGGGGAGAAGGGGTTATACCTGCATGGGGCCGTGCTGAAGTCAAAGGAGCATCTAGGCTACCCTAGGTGGGCGATAGATTTTCTGAGGCAAATTCCCTGGTTCACTGTTCAGGAGTAGCGTCGTAGTCCTTCCATTCACCCGTGCAATATCTCTGGATGGTCTTAGGGGATATACCCGTTTTCCACGCTATCCACGTGTAGCTTTTCCCCTCTTCACGAAGGTCTCTTATCCATACTATGTCGCCAACGCAGATTCTCGGTCTCCCCACGGAGTCTGGTTTAGGATATTTCATGTCATTATCCTAGAACATTTTCAATCCCTTAAAGGTTTGTATAGTGTACTATGATGTGGAAAGAAAATGGTAAAAACAAGAACATCAGACTGGATTGGAGCAAACTGTAGAAACGCAGAATCATTTAAACCACTTGCACGCAGAGCAATGGCATCTCACATCGGCGACGTTTACTATGTTGACCTCGCAAACGGAACGGACGCGGGGGACGGAGATAGCTGGGCGAAGGCGTTCCTGACATTTAACCATGCGATAGACGAGGGTACAGCATATAATAACGACTACTTCCTCGTGAAGGGATGGAAAACCGAGACGGGCACAGGTGTCATAGCCACCCTCGACGTAGGGTACACTCATTGGCTCGGCGCAGCGGGCATTATGAACCCCTACTATCCAGAGAAGGGAACACTATACCGTTCTGGCGCAGGAGATGCACCACACACACTTATTGACAACGAGTTCATCGAGGTCGGCGGATTCGCTATTAACGCGAAGCAGAGCACTGGAACAGAGTCCTCATCAGTATCTAAGGGTGCCCTTAGAATCGGCTCGTACACAGGAGCTACAACCCCCAACAAAGCCTTCATACATAACATCATGTTCGCAGACTGGAACGTCGCTGCCAACACAACCGGGATGACTCTGTCAGGATGTCACTACCCAACGCTGAGAGACATCACCATAGATAACGTCTACGGCAACTTTGATAGTGGAATCTACATTCACGGCTCAAGCACGGCTAACTGTGCATATGGAACCTTTGAGGACATCCACTGCCAAGGCGGAGTTGCTGGGGCATTCACTCAGGGGATTAAACTGAATGGTGGAACAACGCTTCAGAACAGCCGAATCAACGGATTATGGATAGGGAGAACCACTAATGCAATCGCCCTCGGGGGCGCAGGTGGAGGATACTGTACCCTCGACAACGCCGTCGCGGGATGTGCAGAAGCCGTATTTTTCGCAGGTGGAAGCGCCTGTGATGCACGGAACGACCTCTGGACTAACTACAAGTGGACCGTTGGCAACAACGTCGCTGGAAACGACAATGAGTTCCAAGCTACTTAGGTGACTTGATATGGTGTGCAAGAAGTGTGGTATGCCGCTCGGCGAGGCCGTTCGGATGGGTGCTGAAGAGCATAAATGTCCAAGAGGCGTCAAGAAGGGCATATACAAATAAATCCTAAAAAATCCTAAACACCCAAAAACTTCCAACCTTTTTTTTCAATAACCTTAAAAAGCCTAGGAGAATGAGGTATATAGAATGAACTTGCGGGACATACAGAGGAAGTTCATCCCGAAGCCCCGTTTAGGAACCGTAAGTTTTGACCATAGAAACTATCATCCAGACGCGATAATCCCACAGCCCCCTCACAGGATAACCCGAGACGGCGCGGTTGTCTCCAAACTAAGCGGTGTATCGAAAGTATGTCTTGTATGCAACGGCGAGAAGGTGATTCCGATGCGCCTCCCCGGTTTGACATTATACGAGTGCCTAACGTGTGGGCATAAATGGCGTGACTCATATGATAAGCCGGGGCAGGTTCTTCGTCCGAGTGAGTGGCGCGCCATTAGGAGGCGGGTTGGAAATAAGTATGGGCGAATCATCATATGACCGTCAAAGTTAAGGATGATGAAAGTCCGGCGGGGCTTACCGTTAAATGGGTGAAACATCCTCAGTGTGCGAAGTGTGATGACGACCTAGTTCTCAGGGGAATTCACGTTGAGGACTACCCGTATCTTCACGCCGATGTTAGACTAGAGTGTTTGACCTGTGGCGAGATCTATCTCTTCGGTATCCCGAAGCGTAAGGACATTGGATTAGCCCTCCACGTCATGGACACAAATCCAAAGGATGTAGTAGCCTATCAGATGAGTCTCAGCCCTCGAAGATGTCCTTATCGAGGACATGGAGAGATGCTTCCGACAAAGATATTCGGAGACTGGGTCTTCAACGTTGAAAAGGTGGAGTACCAATGGAAGTGCCCCGTCTGCTTCTTGACGAGACATGAAATACATGACAGAAAGGCACCTCATGGCGATGGTTATAATCCTACTGAGGAAGAAGTGGAAAAAACCATGGAGCGACTTCGTGCTCTCGGATACATCGAGTAAGTCTTAATAGGTAGTTCAGCGATAGGTTAAAACAGAATGGGAATCATAGTAAAGATCAACGACGCGACCATCATCTCAGACTCCACCATTGAGGACACCGACTTAGCGGATGCGATGATGGGAATAGCTGTTCGAGGTTGGGCATCACGATTCTTCGCGGACCACCCAGAAGTCACCAAGATAGAAGTCGAGAAGACCTGATAATAGTTTATGCTGAAAGCTGATTTCGGCGCCACTTAGACGCTTGGTAGATGTCCTCGAAGGTTCCAAGATCGTACCATTGTCCTCCATAGCCCATCCAGTTTAAATCCATCAGTCTCAGCGCGTCCATTATCTCATATTCACCCCTCTCAGAGGGGAATATCAGTTCGAAGGCTTCGAAAAACGTGTTGTCCAAGAAGTATGCACCGACCACCACCCATTCGAAGGGTGAGGTCTCCCTCTGGGGTTTCTCAACTAAGTCGCTTACCTCGTCAAACTCGTTGAAGTATGCCACGCCATAGTTCTTAGCCTTAGCCCAAGGCATCCTCTTAACGAGAATCATAGGTGTCTTCTTCTCCTTGAAGCATTTCACCTGAAACTCTAATCCCTCGCAGAACAGGTTGTCGCCAAGGTGGACGATGAAGGGTTCGTCGCCTATCTCGTTTTTTGCAGTGTAGATTGCATGGGCTATGCCCTTAGGTGCTCCCTGATAGACGTAGGTTATTCTGACGCCAAGTTCGCTTCCGTCACCTAACAACTCAAATATTTGCTCGCAGCCGTGTTCGCCCAAGGTTACTATGATGTCGGTGACTCCTGCGTCTCTAAGCGTCATTATCGGATAGAAAATCATGGGTTGATCGAAGATGAGTAGTGCGTGTTTGTTAATCACTTGTGTCGTGGGATGTAGTCGTGTTCCATGCCCACCCGCCAGAATCACGCCTCTAACCACGAGAAACCAGACCCCACGGTGTGTTGATCAACCATATCGCCGTCTTTCTGAGACCCTCTGTGAGAGTGTGCTTCGGCTCCCAATCCAGTAGTCGGTATGCCTTCCCATAGCTTCCCAGCAGGCAGAACACATGTCCCCACCTGTCGTCAACATGGTCAACCGTCACGGTTTTGCTCTTGTTCTCATAGCCAAGCTCCCACATCACATCTTTAATGAATTGCACCAACTGTAATACAGAGTAGTTCGTGCCCGTGGCAAGGTTCACCGCCTCAGCGGGGGGAAGCTTCTGTAGGGCAGACCATATTCCGCTAACCGTATCCCCTACGAACACCCAGTCCCTACGGGCTTTTCCCTCCCCATAGACGGGGATGGCTTCACCCTTCATGATTCTGGTCATCGTCTTAGGTATCATCTTCTCTAACTGCTGGCTTGGACCATACTGGTTGAAGGGGCGAACAATCGAGGCATTCAAGCCATAGGTGTTGTTCCAACTGTAGACGGCACGATCTTGACAAACCTTCGTCCAAGCATAAGGAGAGTGTGGACACAGGGGATGGTCTTCAGTCATGGGAACTGTTGGGTCTTCATACAGGCTTGTGCCATAAACCTCGCTACTGCTTATCTGAAGCAGGCGCGTATCATATTTGCGACAGGCTTCTAGAACGTTAACCATGAGACCTAAGTTGTTCTCGGTGAACATTCGGGGGTTCTTTATACTCGTGTCGATGTGGGTGTGGCTGGCAAAGTTTATACAGGCGTCTGGTTCAAATCTGGTCCAAGCCCGTTCCACGTCCTCCCAGTTGCACAGGTCGCCTCCATAACGCCTATCAAACAGCCTTATGTCAGGTTCCTCTTCAAGAGTGGTCAGATATTGGAAGAGGTTCTGGGCGATAAACCCTGACGCCCCGGTAATAATGATTCTTTGGTAGTTCATTCCAAAGGATGATAGGCACTACGGGTATTTAATTTTATCTATGTCAATTAGCTTTTTCACGGCTTCGGTAATACTGTGTAGTTCGGGATGAACGTAGACCN